TCTAACATGATACTTGCCGATCCTGACATCTTTAGACGCAAGAGTGTTGGCAGGAAATTAGTTGGTAAAGCCATAGCAGACATGTTCTTAGAAGATGGTATCATGTGTCGTAGAGGTAATAACGATATAGCTAATGGTATTGTTAAAGTTAACCAATACTTGATACCACAAAGACATCATCAGAATCCTATTACTGGTGAATACAATGCTCCTTATTTATATGTATCAGATAAGTTAGAGTGGTGGATTACAGAGATCAATGACTACTATTGGATGAAGAATCCTACTGGTGAACAGATGGATAAGCCAATAGACAGAGACGACCATGCAATGGATACTACTAAATATCTCTTGTCGGAACGTCCTAACATAAGTAAACTTACGGCTCGTCAAGACCCCAAAGAGGTAGGCTTCCGTCAATGGGGTGAACGAGACATTGAACAGACAAGAAGAGATATTAGACATGGCTGATGAAGAATTAGAAATCCCTCCAGAGGTTAACGCTAAGATAGATGAATCACTTGGTGATGCTAAACCTACACGTAAACGTAAGAGGAAGACTGAAGCTTCTTATAAGGTAGTAGGTGATAGTAAGATACCTGTGGCACGTGCTACTGGTAAAGTGTGGAAATCTCGTGTTAGTCAGTCACAAACACATACTAAAGATGTGCGTGAGTCATGGTCTGAGGCTATTAGATACTTTGAGAATGATCAATTGTCTCATCGAGATGCACAAGACAATGCTAGTGGTAATACAATAGGTAATCAGAAACTTAACGCTAATATCACGGAGACAGAGAATGTCGTATTTGCAAACGTTACTACGATGGTTCCAGCTCTATATGCTAGGAATCCAGAAGCAGAGTTTACCAGTAACGTTGAATCCAAAAAGCGACAAGCGACTATTCTCGAAAGACTTGTTAACGTGCTTGGAGGAAGAAAGGCTAGTCCTGGTGTTAACCTCAAACCGAAAGCAAAACGTTGTGTTGTTACGTGCCTCCTTACAAATAGAGCATGGATGAAGATTGGTTGGATAGGTAAAGCAGAGAGTAGTGAACAAGCTCTAGCTGATCTAGCTAAGTTGGCTAAGGACTTAGAGAAAGCTAAAGATCCTAAACGTATTGTAGAGATAGAGGGACAGTTACAAGCACTAGAGGAAAGTATAGACATACTACAACCTTCTGGTCCCTTTGCTATGGTCAAGTCTCCATTTGATATCAGTGTTGATCCTAATAGTAAGGAGATAGATGGTAGTGATGCAAACTGGATGATTGAGGAAGACATGCTTCCTACTGAGTTCATCCTTGCTAAGTATGCTACAAAGGATAAGAAAGGTGGATTAGAGTTTAAGTCTATCTATGCTCCTACTCACGTTATGAAGGCTACACTAGAAGGTGATGATAGTGAGGACAACAGTGCAGATAATTTCAGTCTCTATGATAATGATGAAAGCAAAGCAAAAGACTTTGGTTTTACAGATGATGAATCTTTTGAAAAAGCTAAGATGACTAAGGTGTACATTGTCTGGGATAAAGTTACCAGACGTGTACTAATGTTTAATAGTAAAGATTGGACATGGCCTATATGGGTATGGGACGATCCATTACAGTTAGATACATTCTTTCCGTTTTACCCTCTCACGTTCTTTGAATCTCCTAATGGACCTTTAACCAAGGGCGAAGTGTCCTATTACCTTGATCAACAAGATGCGATCAATGAGATAACAGATGAAATGAGAAGGGTACGGAGGTGGGCTAGACGTAACATCTTCTACAATAGTTCTCTTATTGACCAAGCAGATGCTACAGCTATACTTAATGGTGATGATGGGACAGCGCGGGGGATTGCACTTCCTATTGATACCAAGTTCTCAGACCTAATTGGTTCTGTGCCTCCTCCGTCTATTCAATACGATAAGATGTTTGATAAAGAGACTCTATATACTGCTATTGATCGTATCTCCTCTGTTGGTACAGTTATGAGGGGTGAACAGTTTAAGACTAATACTAATAAAGCTGCTGTTGGTGCTAACGTTGGTGCAGCTAATATGCGAATAGATGAGAAGTCAGATCAGATTGAAGATTGGATAGGACAAATCTACTGGGGTATTGCACAGTTATGTCTTATGAACATGCCACAAGAGCAAGTAGTAAACCTTATTGGAGAGGAAGGTTCTGAGTGGGAAAACATGAGCGCAGAAGAAGTTGGTCAGATGTCCGTGATAGTTGTTGGTGGTTCAACAAAGAAACCAACAAGTGCAGCAAAGAAAGAAGAGGCATTAGAGTTCGGACAGGTCTTGGGACAATTTGCAAACGTTGCCCCAGGACCAACTTTCAAGATCATGCTTCAAGTAATGGAGAAGGCGTTTGATGAAGTTACATTACGTGAGGAAGATTGGTCTGAGATTAGTGCCGCAATAGAACAACAAGCACAACAAGGACAAGGACAGCCACAACAACCACAACCACAAGAAGGTGCTCCTGGTACTGATCCTACTAGTGGACCTGAAAGTGATGTAGGTGCTGCTGCACCAGAACAGTTACAACAGATACTAGATAAATTACCTCCTGAGATGAAACAACAAGTAGCTAGTGCTATTCAATCAGGTGTTCCACCACAACAAGCACTAGAAGCCGTACTTAAACAGGTACAGAATCCACAACAACCACAACAATAGACATCTGAGGGGATGAATTATGCCAGACGAACAAGGATTAGTTAGCACTGATGAAGCAATTCTAGATGCGATTGGAGAAGGGGATGAACTGTCTACAGAAGCGACTAGTGAGGCGGAAGATGCAGGAACATCGGAGACGGCTGAAGAACAAACACTTACAGCCGGTAGTGAACAAGATACTGAGGGAGGCAATGTTGAAGAGCAACAAGGACAGGCTCGTGGTCCCCAAGACCTCTTAGATAAAGACGGTAACTTAGTTGCTACAGGTGGTAAGGAACGTAGATTCTATGAAACTGCTCAACGTGAGAAGTCTCGTGGAGATAACTTACAGCGTGAGTTAGATACTATTAAGTCTCAAATGGAAGCTGTTAATGCTGCTGGTAACTTAGGCACACAATATAGTCTTACTCCTGAAGAATTAACTACTGGCGCACAGATTATCTCTGCTTATAAAGAGAATCCTGTAGAAACATTACAATATATGTTGACACAGGCACAAGCAGCAGGGCATAATATAGATGCACTAGGTGGCGGCAGTCTTGACACACAAGCCATCAAACAGATGATAGATAATGCTGTTAAGCCCCTAGTAAGTGAACAACAAGGCAAACAAGAAACTGAATTAGCTAATCAGGAAGCATTAAATCAATACAATGCTTTTAACTCTAAACATCCTGATGCAGCTATTCACGAAAATTCGATAGCCCGACTTCTACAAGACGATTCTACATTGTCTCCAGAAGCTGCGTATTTAAAACTCCAAAACTTCTATCTACAGAAGGGGTTGGATTGGAATAAGTCCCTGGACACGTTACAACAAGAGCATAATGCTCAGAAGGTTAACGGTCCGGCAGTAAATACACAGCAACAGTTACCTAATGGTAAAGTAGCAGCTATTAATACTACTGATACTGCACAGGTAGCAGACGTAAATACTTCCACAGATCAAATCATTCGTGAGGCGATGGCGGAAGCTGGAATCAATTAGGAGAGTTTTAAATGGCTAGTACACCAATTGCCACCGTACTAAACTCCACACTAACCCGTTCGCGTAAGAAGCTGATCTTAGCTTCTATTAAGTCTAATGCTCTTATGGCATGGGCTTTCGCTAACAATCGTGTAGAGTTTGAAGATGGTGGTCACGAAATTACGAACCCGCTAACGTTGGGACGTAACCCTAACATCACTTCTTATGAATACTATGACGAACAACCTATTGCACAGACCAATGAGTTTGATACGGTAACGTATAATTGGGCGCGTGTAGCTGGTAGTGTTGTTATTAGTGATCAAGAAGAAGACGAGAACCAAGGTTCTGCACAAATCTTTAAGCTTATGAAAGCTAAGATTGATGTGTTGGAAGAAAGCATTAAGGAGAAGTTTAGCGAGTACCTCTATGCCTCTGGTGCAGGAACCGATCCACAAGGACTTGGATTACTTATTCCCGACGATCCCACTACTGGCACAGTTGGTAATATTAATCGGGCCTCGGAAACGCAATGGCGAACATCCGCTTATGACTTCAATGGCAACCTCGATTCAACCAACATTGAAGAAGCCTTTGATGATATCTTAATGGATCTCACCCTTAAAGGTGATAAGCCTGATGTTATCCTCACAGGTCGTAACTTGTATCGTCACTATCGTACTGCTGTACGTGATAAGGTTGTTATCAACTTGTCTGAGTCTAACTCTGGTAAGAAGATGATGGACTTAGGATTTAGTGGTGTTAAACACCAAAACATTCCAATGATGTATGATGAAGACTGTCCTGTTAATAAAGCATTCTTTATTAATAGTAAGTTCTTGCGTCTGCACATCCTTAAGCATGTTAACATGAAGGTCAAAGAGCTTGTTGCTCCTTGGACGATTGATGCTCAAGGTCGTCGGATTGTTTGGCAAGGTCAATGGTGCATGTGGAAAGCTTTCCGTACGCACGCTGTTTTGATTAACTCGTAATAAGAAAGGCAAGGGGATGACAGAGAATATTAAACCACGTTTTGAGGTACACAAACTAGAGGGCAAAGGCTTACGAAGGATTGCTGAACCAAACATCCAACGTGATAACAAAGGTGAACCTGTATTAGATAAACAAGGCGATAAGAAGTTGCTTGGTGGATTCGAATACAATGACATCGAAGTTGACAATGGATGGATGGTTTACTTTCCTAGTGGTTCCTCTATTCACATTTGGACTAAAGAAGAGATGGAACGACAAGGTTTCTTACAAGCTCCTCAGTTAGTAAATATGGAGACTGGAGATGTGATGGGAACAGCTTCCCAGACCAGTCTTAAATCTAAGTCTGAGCAAGTAAACAATCGTTCTAGAACTTCTAAAGTCGCACAAATATAAAGGATATAAGTTATGTCGAAAGTTATCGCAGACAACCGCCCACGCAGTATTAGTCAGTATGTTCCTAACATGGAATTTGCTGCTGATGTTGTAGGTAATGCTGTTCTTATTAGTCTTGGTGCTCCTGCTACTCTTGATGCTGATGGCATCTGGGATGGTGTAAGTGCTACTAACGCAGCAACAAGTTACACTTCTGCTGATTTCAAAACTACTTTTGATGGTAGTTCTACTAGTTTAACTTCTACTTCTGGTATGATTGATGCTACATTTGGACGGACACTATCTTGTACAGGAAGTGCTGGATCTGATCATGTGTTATCAATTACTGGTAGAGATTATCTAGGTCAAATTATGACAGAAAGTTTTACACTTTCAGGCACAGGAGTAATTGCTGGTGCTAAAGCCTTTAAGTATGTTGATAGTATGGCTATTGCTACTGGAGCAGCTTCCGATACTGTTGATGTAGGTTGGGCAGATAAACTTGGTATTCCTTATGCAGGAACAAGTTTGCTTAGTGATACGGAAGATGGAGTTGTTGCTGCTGGAGTGTTAACAGCCGCCATTACTACTGATCCACAGACGGCTACTACGGGTGATCCTCGTGGCACATTCGATGCTGCATCTGCTAGTGATGGTTCAATTGTAAGTGAAATTCGTTACTTGTGTAACACAAGTGATCTTCACGGTGTCGAGCAGTTTACTGGTTAGACATAGAAGATAGTCGGTAGGTCTTATTCCTCCCCTTCGACCTACCGACGCTTCTGCTGTCATATCATGAGTACATTAACAGAATTAATAACTAGGACAGCCGATAGGTTGTCTATGGTTGCGGGTACAGGCGTTCAGACATACGCAGAAGATCGTATAGCTGAGATGATCCAGCATAAGTTTGACGTTATGTTTAGCGAGGCATTCTGGCCTCAGTTCTTATCATGGTCTATTTATACTCTTGATGGGACATTAGGAGTAGTAACGGCTGACCTAACTACTACACTTAAAAGATTTGAAGACATTAGAGTTATCTATCCAGACAACACTAATACGTCACTAACTAAGTTATCAGCATTAACTACTAATCCTAATACACTATCAGGTACAACACCTATACACTTTGAGGCTCTAGGTCCAACAGCGACGAATAAGATTACTAAAGTATTCAATGTCTGGCCTAAGACTGCTACTGGTAACATAGATGTACAGTATCGTACTAAGCCTGATACGTTCATTGGTACGGATGAGATAGACTTTGATGATCAAGCATTAATCCTTGGAGCCACGTTTGACTATCTAGAAGACGATGGTACTAATCCTAATGCATCACAGAAGTTCCAACTGTTATTTGAAGCGAGGGTGAAACAACTTAAGAATGAATTTAACTCTGCTCCTATTAGTCTTGATCCCGTAACCGCTATACCATCAACCTTTAGTTTTGTAGAGTTACCTTAATGGCTGGTCCTTTAGGAAAGGATGTTACTAGACGATCATTTTTAAAGTTGTTAGGCAAAGGGACTGCTGCTGCTACACAAGCTAGTCCACTTATGAAAGTGTTAACAAGTCAGTTAGGTGGACAAGTTACTGGAGCACCAATAGAAGCTCCATTAGAACCGATACAAGAAGTAATCATGAAGGGATTAACTGCTGCTAGAAATAATCCTAAGTTACGAAATTTAATTATACAACGTGCTAGTGAGTATTTCCAATTAGAAAATCATGGGGCAGAGGTTGGAACAGAAGATGAAGAATTAAGAAATCTTATAGAAGCTAAAGACCCGTTTGGCAGTCCTATGAGAGATTCTACTAATGCTCAAGGAAAATCTTTTGTTGATATACAACATTTAAGTGATAACTTAAATCAAAGAGCTACTGATCAACGTAATAGAATATTAACTCCAGAGCAGATACAAGAGATTAGAGATGAAGATGGAGTTACATTACCTG